GGCACTATAATCTCCATCAAGCCAATTAGGATTTTTATCTAACTCTCTTACCATATTATCCCACTCATAGCTGGATGCATTGATACCAACAGCCGTTTTAAAAATAAAGGGATTTTCTTGTATCAACTTAATTATAGGCATAAAATACTGTCGCACAATTATAACAAAAGGAAAAGGTGCCCCGGTAAACACTCGGGTAGCTCCCGTTGCGGCTTTTGCTAACTTCACTGGTTCATCTTTCAAAGTAGCTCTAAAGACTGCATACGCCCTATTACCTTTATTATACTGTGCCATCATAGCCCTATATTCCGCCATAATCTCCTCATCTGGAAGTACCCCATCAGGGTATTCCAGTGAAGAAAAATTTTCGAGGTAGTGGAGCTTGCTTTTATTAAAAGGGAAACCAGCTGAAGTGCTTCTATTAATGCCATCTATAAATTTCACACAGCTCTTTCCATTGACTGCCATTACAACTGGCATTGGCATTAGGTAATCAAACACGGTACCTTCTGATATCCTACAGTTTACATGATCATAATACACCTGGCAACTTGATGTCAATAACTCCATTGGAATATTGGTTGGATTCGTGTATTGACGCAATGCTATGTTAAAGGGCTTCCAGGATAAATCTGGTTCTGAATATTCATAAGTAAGCTTAGGTTGTATGTCCTGTGCTATAGGTGTTAAGTTAACACTGGATTTATAGTTGGCTCGTGATTCAGTGAAACCAAATAATTCATAATTTTTAACCTCTGAACCTTCAAGGAAATCAACATGAGAGCGTTTTTTACTCTGTTTTTTGATTCGATTAACTATAGATGAATATTCGCCATATATTACAGGATCTAGTTTATCCACTTCATTATGTATTTCAAGTAACAACTCCTTTGTAATACCACTTGCTATAATTCTACTATTAAGATTAAGAAATGTATGCTTACTCCCTAATGAGTGAATACCTAGAATTACGGGACCAAGTCCTGATCGCATAACATGTAAGCCCCCACACTGACCCACCTCAGTGGCTCTATCAGCATAACCTTGCCAATACAACATGTTAGGATTTTCACCAAAATGTTCAGAACCCATTGCATTAGCTAGACTATATTGCTTGCATTTATTTGTAACAAGGGTCCCATACTTATCTCTAAATAAAAAGAAACCATCCCCTGTAGCATTCGAAAACTTTACGGAAGCAAAATACCCCATTATATTTTTCCGTCTTGGTAAACCTTTATGATAGATAATACATAAATCACTATCTGGGATAAGATGGAAGTCCACCTTTGTAAGGTGAAATTCACATATAGGCCCG